TCGGTATCGGTGCAGACATCGTTTACTACACTTAATAGGTAGTTTAGTTTAGTTAATAATTAGGGCAGGTAGGCTGATGCTTGTCTGCCCTTTTTTAATAAAAAAGAATAGAAAATGGCTTGTGATTTAACAAAAGGTCGTGCTTTACCTTGTAGAGAATCGGTAGGTGGTCTAAAAGCAGTTTACTTTGTAGACTTCGGAGACTTAGGAACACTTACTCTTTCTTCGGATGAGGTAACTGATATGACAGGAACATTCTCTGCCTACAAGTATGAGCTTAAAGGCACATCAAGTGTAGAGCAAACGATTAACGCATCTCGTGAAAATGGAACAGTATTCTTTGACCAAGCGGTTACTCTTTCTTTGCCTCAATTGAGCAAGGAGGATAACAACGAAATCAAGTTATTGGCATACGGAAGACCTCACATTATTGTTGAGGATTATAACGGAAATGCTTACTTGGTAGGTCGTGAACACGGAGCAGATGTTACAGGAGGTTCTATAGCCTCTGGTGCTGCTATGGGTGATATGAGTGGATACTCTCTAACATTCAATGCTATGGAGCGTACTGCTGCAAACTTTATTGCAGGTGCTACAGATGGTAACCCATTTGCAGGTATGACTTCTGCAACTGTTGTTATTGAACTCTCGTAATAAAGTAGTATCTTTGTAAGACCTACGACATAGGTGTTTTGGTTTTGGGATAGGGTAGCTCTTCGGGGTTACCCTTTTCTTTTTCATAACACTTACCTCTATTAGTGGTTAACCTATTATGCATATAGTAAACACTAAGAGTTTATCACAAACAATATATATTGCGCCACGCAATACTCTATCTTCGGGTAGTGAATATATATTGCGTATTACAGATGAGGAAACGAATACTGAATCGGACACTTCATCTATAGAGCAGTCTATCACAGGTAATTATGTTACTATACCTTTTGAATTTTCATTCACCTTAAATAGATACTATTCTTTTGTTGTTTTAATTGAAGGTGACCCACAAGAAGAAGTATACAAGGGAAAGATGTTCTGTACTAATGCAACTGAATTAGAGAAGTTTAGTGTCAACACAGGTGAGTTTGCTTACTATGAGGATACTGATAATGATAATCAATACATTTACCGATGAGTAATATACGAATCGTTAACCTCGCCTCACATACAACCCCTGCGGTAGTTGAAGACAACCGTAAGGAGTGGGTAGCGTATGGCGAAGACAACAACTACTTCCAATACCTTATTGATAGGTACAATGGTAGTGCGACAAACAATGCTATCATCAATGGTATGACCGAGCTTATGTACGGCAAGGGATTATCTGCGACTGATGCCTCTCGTAAGCCAGAGGCGTATGCTCAAATGATGAGCCTATTCAAGCGTTCTTGTTTGCGTAAGGTAACCTTTGACTTAAAAGCATTAGGTCAAGCAGCCTTCCAAATCATTTACAATAAGGATAAGAGTAAGATTGTACAGGTAGCACATATGCCTATAGAGACACTACGCTTTGAGAAGATGAATGAAGATGGTGAGGTATGTGGGTACTACTACTCTAAAGATTGGACAAAGATTCGTAAGAGAGGGTATGAGCCAACAAGAATCCCTGCCTTTGGTCACGGAGAGAAGGGAGATGCTTTAGAAATCTATTGTATCAAGCCTTATCGTTCTGGGTTCTACTACTATTCTCCTGTAGACTATCAAGGGGGTATCCCTTATGCTGAGTTAGAAGAGGAGGTAGCAAACTACCACATCAACAACATTAAGAACGGTCTAAGCCCTTCTATGTTGATTAACTTCAACAACGGAGTGCCTACTGAGGAGGAGAGAGAACTTATAGAGCGTAGAATCATACAAAAGTTTAGCGGTACTTCTAATAGCGGTAAGTTTATCCTTGCGTTTAACGATAATAAGGAGATGGCTGCAAGTATTGAGCCTGTACAACTATCGGATGCGAGTGAGCAATACCAATTCTTAGCAGATGAGAGTATGCGTAAGTTGATGGTAGCCCATAGGGTTACTTCTCCTATGCTTATGGGTATTAAAGACCAAAGCGGTTTAGGTAACAACGCTGATGAGTTGAAGACTGCAAGTCTACTCTTCCACAACACGGTTATACGACCTTTCCAAGAGATGATATTAGATGCTATAGATGATATCCTTGCTTACAATCAAATAAGCCTTAACATCTTCTTCAAGACATTACAACCTTTAGAACTCCAAGCAGATATTACTGAGGAGCAAAAAGAAGAGCTTAGTAAGGTTGAGGATACTATAGAGATACAAGAACAACTAAGCGAGGACTCTCGCCCTTTTCTTGATGACAAGTTAGCCCACGAGATGTTAGATGCATTGGCTGACTTGGGTGAGGAAGAGCCAGAAGGCTATGAACTCGTTGATGCAGAAATTGTAGGTGATGATGAACCTGAAGACTTTGATGTAGAGAACTACCTCAACGGACTTACTGAATTATCAGCAAAACAAGATAGCACTCAAGATGGAGACATCTATAAGGTGAGATACAAGTATGTGAAGGGTACTAAGAAGACTGCTAAAGGCAGTTCTCGTACTTTCTGTAAGACTATGCTATCTCAAGGAAAATTGTACCGCAAAGAGGACATTGGTATGATGAGTGCAAGAGGTGTAAATAAGAGCTTTGGACACAAGGGTAGAAACTACTCTCTATTTAAGTACAAGGGTGGTGTGAACTGCTACCATAGATGGGAGCGTAGAATCTACAAGAAGAAGTTGAAGAAGAACGGAGAGCCTTACGGTGGCGATGCACTACGAGGTACGAGATATGTTAATGTTAACCAAGCGGTAAGAGCAGGATTTAAGCTACCTAAAAACCCTAAAGAGGTTGCGATTGCGCCAATAGACCTACCTCGTAATGGTCACCACCCAGATTGGAAAGGATGATGAATGGATTTGTATACAAATGGACTGATTCCTCTAACGGCAAGTATTATATAGGTAGTCATCTTGGCTCACCAACGGATAAATACAAAGGTGGTGGCACAGTTTTTAGAAGAGCGTATAAGAAAAGAAAAGAATTCTTTTCAAGAGAAATTATATATACAGGTAAACACTTTAGAGAACTTGAAGAATTTATACTTCAGGAAGTGGATGCAGCAAATGATAATATGTCTTACAATCTAAAGAACAAAGCGATAGGCGCAGGATTTGGTAAGGACAATCATATGTATGGGAAGTCTTTAACTGATGAAGCCAAAGAAAAGTTGAGACAACACAATTTAGGTAAAAAACATTCTTTAGAGACACTTGATAAAATGCGTTCAACTCGTAAAGGAGGAGATAATTCACATTCAAAAAAAGTATTTTGTGGTTATCTTAATAAAGAGTTTGATACAATTAGCGATTGTGCGAAAGCACTTAATTTCAGTCAACCATATTTAACAAGAATGGTCAATGGAGAAAGAACTAACAAATTTAATGTAAAAAGAATATGAGTAAAGTTCTTTTCATAAAGAGAGATGACATTGTACGCAATAGCGTACTCTCTGGTAATGTAGATAGCGACAAGTTCCTACAATTCATAGAAATCGCTCAAGAGATACACATACAAAACTACTTAGGCACTAAGTTGTACGATAAGTTGCGTAATGATATTATAGCAGGTAGTGTACCTGCTGCTTATGCTACGCTATTGGATGACTATGTACAACCGATGTTAATACATTGGGCTATGGTTGAGTATTTACCTCACGCTGCCTACACGATAGGTAACGGTGGTGCGTATAAGCATACTGCTGAGAATAGCATAGCAATGGAGAAGAACGAAGTAGACTTCTTAACTAACAAGCATAGAGACATTGCAGAACACTATACTCGTAGGTTTATTGACTTTATGGCTTTTAACAATTCTACTTATCCTGAATATAACACGAATAATAACGATGATGTACACCCAGACAAAGATGCAGTCTTCAATGGATGGCAACTCTAAGAAACGCTACAAGGTCAAAGAGGTTAACTTAAAGAAGCTCAAAAGGCTTGTAAAAAAATTAGAATCCAATGAGTAATCTAGAAGGCTACGGAAAAATATATGATTCTACTTGGTGGGGAGTAGGTAGAGATAACAACATTAGTTGGGGTATAGTCTATGCCAATTTAGGAAGCATTGCACCTCAACTTGTTAGTGCTTTTAAAACTCGTGTGGAGGCTGATGGTGGTAGCGTATTGGGCGGCTCTTGCCTTTTAACGGATGTAACCTTTTTAACGACTAACCCTTAAGATATGAGTTTTTT